ATGTTATTTTTATGAATGGTAGTCCATCTTCAGCTTTGATTTCTATGAAAGCTACTCAATTAAAAGTGAGTAGAAAATGGAACTCAATGATGATGGGTATTAAACTTCAAGGTAAAAATGGTTTATTCACACCGCCTACATATAGCCACATTTATAATCTAAAAACCGTTCAGATGTCTAATGACAAAGGAACTTGGTTTGGATGGGATGTGACTAAAGTTGGCCCAGTTGAAAATAAAGGAGTGTATGAACTTTCCAAAAACTTTGCTGTACAAATCAGTAAAGGTAAGGTCAAAGTCAAACACGGAACTGAAGAAACTTCAAGTACACCATACTAACCGAATCCTAGGTAGTGGGCGTCTAAGCGAGAGTGGATACGCCCACTTGAATTTTTATGTCAGTAGAAAGTTTTAAAAATATATTTCAAGGATTAGACCGAGCACGTGGTGTCACTTATGTTGACAAAAAAGGTGCAGATGGAGAAAAGATTAAAGGTAAATCTTTTGTACAAAGAGAAATGGTCACTGATGACCATTGGCTATTTCATTTACAAGGTAGAGAGCCAAGTTTAGGTATTATTCCAATCAATGATGATAACAAATGTAGATGGGGCTGTATTGATATAGATTCATATGCAGGATTTGACCATCAAAAATTAATTAACAAAATTAAATTATTAAAATTACCACTAATAGTATTTAGATCCAAATCAGGTGGGGCTCATGTGTTTTTATTTACAACAGTTCCTGTTGAAGCAAAACTAATGAGAGATAAACTTTTATCAGTTAGTGCTGTATTAGGTTATGGTGGATCAGAAGTTTTTCCAAAACAAATAGAATTAAAATCGAAAGATGATACAGGAAATTTTTTAAATTTACCATACTTTAATGGTGATAATACAACAAGATATGCCTTTCTTGAAAATGGAAATGCTGCTAGTATGGATGACTTTTATGTGTTGTATAAAAGTAATGTTCAGACACCAGAACAATTAGAAAAATTAGAAGTTAAAAGACCACAATCAGAATTTAGTGATGGTCCTCCTTGTTTAGAATCATTAACACAAAGCAAACTAGATGATGGAAGAGATAGAGTCATTTATCAATTCATTCAATATGCAAAAAGAAAATGGCCAGAAGAATGGCCTAGAAAAATAAATCAATTTAATTATAATCATTTTATTACACCTCTAGAAGATAAAGTTATTCAAGATAAAATAAAATTTCATAGTAAAAAAGATTTAGGTTTTAAATGTAATGAAGAGCCTATGTGTAATCATTGTGATAAATTATTATGTAAGACTAGAAAATTTGGAATAGGGGGAGAATCAGTATTTCCTACATTAAGTGATTTACAAAAAGTAGAATTAGACGAACCATATTACTGGGTTAATGTAGATGGAGAAAGAGTAAAATTAGACACTATTGATTCTTTATTAGAACAAAGATTATTTAGAAGAACAGTTACAAAACAAATTAATAGAAAACCACCAAGAATCACTGTTAAAGAATTTGAAAAATATACAGATATGCTCCTTGCAGGAGTAGAACTTATAAAGGCACCAATTGGATCATCACTAATTGAACAATTAAAAGATCATTTAGAAGAGTATTGTACTAATGATTCAGCAGCAACAACAAATAAAGAAGAAATATTTTTAGGAAACGTTTGGACTCATGAAGGCAAACATCATTTTATATTTAATAAATTTTTTCATGGTTATTTACAAAGAAGAAAATGGCCAGAAAAACATCAAACTACGCAGGATTTATTAATACAACATTGTGGTTGTAAAGATGACAGAATTTATATTGGTAAGAAAAGACCAAGCGTAATGATCGTAGACGCATTTGAAAAACCAGAAAAAGTTTATCAAGAAAAACAACTTAAACCGAAAGATGCCTTTTAGTGAAAACAATAGTATTAGGACCCCCTGGAACAGGAAAGACTCATACGCTTTTAAATAAAGTAGATGATTATTTAAAAGAAACTGATCCAGATAAAGTAGGTTATTTTGCTTTTACTAAAAAAGCAGCTAACGAAGCCAAGGGCAGAGCAATTGAAAAATTTAACTTAACTGAAGATGATCTTCCATACTTTAGAACTTTACATTCATTAGCGTTTAGACGTTTAGGAATTAACAAAGAAAATGTTATGCAACGTAGACACTACGAGGATTTAGGAAAGAAAATTCAAATACCAATTGATTATAATGATTGGGATGATGAGGAGACTGGTTTATTTACAACTAAAAGTGATTACTTAAGAATTATACATTTAGCTAAATTAAGAAATATTACTTTAGATCAACAATTTAATTTAAAAGAACACAATCAAAAATTAGAATATGATAAACTTATTATTATAGCTAATGAATTACGTAGATATAAAAAAGAATACGGTCTTATAGATTATAATGATATGATATTAGACTTTGTTAAGTCGGACAAATCTCCAAAATTTGATGTAGTGTTTATAGATGAAGCACAAGACTTATCTCGAATGCAATGGGATATGGTAAATAGTTTTGATACAAATGATTCTTTTATTGCAGGTGATGATGACCAGGCTATTTTTAGATGGGCTGGAGCAGATGTAGATTCTTTCATAACCCAAAAAGGAAAAATTTTAAATTTAACTCAATCAATGAGAATACCTAGAAAGATTCATGAATATGCAATGAAAATTATTGAAAGAGTGTCTAATAGATTACCTAAAAACTGGCAACCTAAAGCACACGCAGGCTCTATTACTAAGCATTGGAATTTTGAAGACATAAACATGAAAGAAGGAAACTGGTTAGTATTAACTAGAACAAGACATCAATTAAAACCATTAGAAGACGTATTAACGGAAAAAGGTTTTTATTTTGAAAATAGGTTTGGAAAATCTTATGAAAAAAATATTCAAGAATCTGCAGCTAATTGGGAACATTTAAGACAAGGACAATTAATGCATTCCAGAGACATTCAAAATATAGCTCAATACATGGGAGAAAGTAATTGGGAGAAGAAAAAATTGAAGGCTTTAGCGAAAGATTCCTTTTATGGAATAGATATTTTAACTAAAGGATATGGATTAAATACTAAAAAAACTTGGTATGAATGTTTTGATAACGCAGGCTCAAAAAGAATTACATACATTAGAAAGATGAGAGCTAATGGTGAGTCTTTAAAAAGTGGGGCTAGAATAAAATTATCAACTATTCATAGTGTTAAAGGAGGAGAAGAAGATAATGTAATTATACTTCCAGACCTTACTTATAATACACAACAAGCTTATGAGAGAAATAAAGATGACGAGAATAGATTGTTCTATGTTGGTGCAACACGGACCAAGGAACATTTACATATTGTACGACCAAAAGATGAAAATAAAGCTTTTCCGATGGGGGATGTATGAGCAACGTTTGGGATAAGCAACACGGAGGATCTCATTATCAAAAATTTAAAATTCAACCAAGTAAGTTTGTAGTTGAAAATGAACTACTTTTTCCTGAAGGATGTGCTATAAAATATATTTGTCGGCACAGACTTAAAGGAAAGAAGGAAGATATATTGAAAGCTATACACTTTTTAGAAATGATTCTTGAAAGAGATTATAAAGAAATAGAGAAACCAAAAAAAGAAACCAAACAAAAATCAAACTCATGGGGGATAATTAAATGATGCAAGTACCACTTTTTAAAGCGCAAACGGAATGGCTACCGCCAGACGAATTTCCAGATCTATCTAAACATAAAGAAATCGCAATAGACTTAGAAACTAAAGACCCTGATCTAGTTAAAATGGGTTCAGGTTCTATTACTAAACGAGGAGATGTTACAGGGATAGCTGTCGCTGTTAAAGGATGGTCAGGCTACTATCCAATTGCTCATGAAGGTGGTGGTAATATGGATCGTAAGAAAGTTTTAAAATGGTTTCAAGGAGTCCTTAACACAGATGCTATTAAAATATTTCATAATGCTATGTATGACGTATGTTGGATTAGATCTCTTGGATTAAAAATAAATGGTAAAATTGTAGATACTATGATTGCTGCAGCTATTGTTGACGAAAATCAAATGCGTTATGATTTAAACAATTGTTCCAGACGATATATAGGCCAGGGTAAAGACGAAGCTGCTTTATATCAAGCTGCGAAAGACTGGGGAGTAGATGCTAAAGCTGAAATGTATAAATTACCAGCGATGTATGTTGGTTCTTATGCTGAAAAAGATGCAGAATTAACTTATGAACTTTGGCAAGAATTAAAGAAAGAAATTTTACACCAGGACATACAATCTATTTTTAATTTAGAAATAGAACTTTTTCCTTGTCTAATTGATATGAGATTTAAAGGTGTTCGCGTTGATGTGGAAGCAGCGCACAAATTGAAAACCAACCTAGTTGGACAA